AAATTATAAATCAAAAGACGTAGTAAAATACGGAGAGATTAAAAAAATTGATGTATTAAGTGGTGGTGATGGTTATGACGTTATTAACCCTCCCATACTTAAGATCAATGATTCGGTTGGCACAGGAGCGACTGGTACAGTTTCTGTTTCTGGAGTTTTAGAGGAAATAAGACTAATTGATCCTGGATTTGATTATCAAGAAATTCCTAGAATTACAATTACTGGTGGTGGTGGATCAGGTGCTGAAGCAAGTGTGTCTCTTAAAAGTGTTGAGCACAAAATTTCATTTAAATCCAGTTCAGTGGGAGGAAATGTTGGTCTTGGCACCACAGGATCTTTGCCATCTACCATTGGTTTTGGAACTTTCCACAAGTTTAAAACTGGGGAAAAAGTTCTCTACATTTCAGATAATCAAACAGTAGTTGGTGGACTTACGACTAATACGTCTTATTTTGTATCTCAAGTAGGACTATCAACAATTAGACTACACCCAACTCAAGAGGATGCTGTTTCTGGTATTAATACCATAGTGCTTTCATCTTTTGGATCTGGTATTCAATTTATAAAAGCAATTAAAGACAAAAAAATTATTGAATCTATCACCGTTCTCTCTGATGGAGAAGGATATAAAAATAATAAAAGAACAATAACACCTGCAGGTATTAATACATCTTCAAATATTATCAATGTTGTTAGTCATGATTTTAATTCAGGTGACATTGTAAATTATACCTGCAATGGAACTGCACCAACTGGACTAACAACGAATACTCAATATTATATTACAAAAATTGATGACGACAATTTCAAGTTGTCTGAAGTAGGTGTCACAACTGAAAAAGATAGTTTCTTTAAAACAAAAAGATATGTTGATTTATCAACCGCTGGTGTTGGAACACATTTCTTTAACTATCCAGATATTGAAGTATCATTGGTCGGAAGAGTTGGTGTAGCGTCAACTGGAAATATTAATTTTGAAGCAAAAGTACAACCAATTTTTAGAGGTCAAATAACATCCGTTGATTTGACTGAAAATGGCGTTGGTTATGGTGCGTCTGAGATTTTAAATTTTGAAAGACTTCCAAATGTTGTAACTGGTATTGGATCTGATGCACAACTAAGACCAATTATTAAAAATGGTGCAATTGAGGAAATTGTTGTAGAAAGTAATGGCACTGGATATATTTCAACTCCTGATATTGTTATCAATGGAGATGGAGTTGGAGCAGTTGTTACACCAGTTTTAAAGACTGTTGGATCAGGTTCCACAGAAACGAAGGCAATAGACTATATTAAGATAATTTCTGGTGGTAATAATTATTCGCAAAATACTACTACCGCAACAATTGAACAACCTGGTTCTGGAGTTCAATTCTTCCCAATTATTCAAGAATGGAGAGTTAATTTAGTAAATAGATTTTTTGAAACTGAAAAAATAACCTCAGATGATGGATTTATTTCTAGAGGTACAAATGATGCATATGGTTTACAATATGCTCACCTATACGCTCCTAGACCTCTTAGAGAGAGTGTTCATCCTAGTGATCAGGTAGGTAATGTTATATACAGAAAAAATGATATTATCAAAGAGAATGGAATTGAAGTAGCATCTTCTAATCATTCACCAATTATCGGATGGGCATATGATGGAAATCCAATTTACGGACCATATGGATTCTCGGGTAAAAATGGTGGTGTAGTTACCCAAATGAAATCTGGATACAAAGAAGACTCTCTAAGCAAATCTCAGAGACCTCCTATTTCAGTTTTTCCGGGTGGATATTTTGTTGAGGATTATACTTATAAAAAATTAGTCGATGAATCTGTTCTTGATAAAAACAATGGAAGATTCTGTGCTACGCCAGAGTTTCCCAATGGAACATATGCATACTTTGCAACGATTGACGATTCTCTTGCTCAGGGTCAAGGATCAGTTTTTTCTGGATTTAAATTGCCAGTTTTCCCTTACCTTATAGGTGAAGCATATCATTCAAAACCAGAACTTTTTAATTTTAGTTCTGAGTCAAATCAAGATGTTTTTAAAATTGAAGATTTTGATTATTGTAGAAGCACTGATCCGTATAATTTAATTGATGGGGATGTTTCCTACTCCTACATTACAACACCAAATAAATTAAACCAAAAAGTTGAAGTAACATCAGTTACTCCTGGAAAGGTAGAAAAAATTGGAATTGAAACTGGAGGCACTGGTTATAAAGTTGGCGATAAGGTTGTATTTAATAATGAAAATACTAAATTCTTTAGCGGTGCTATTGCTAAAGTAGCAACTTTGAAAGGTAAGCAAGTTGAAAATATTAGTGTTGCTACGAGCACAATTTCAAACGTTGAAATATATCCTGCTTCAAAAAATGACTATTTTGTTGTTGCAGAAAATCCACATAATTTCAAAAAATTTGATAATGTTGTTATAACTGGTTTATCAACAACTTCATCTAAGATTGGTGGATTTTATTCTGCAGGAATTTCTTCAAATAGATTAGCGTTGGTCGGAGTTGGCACCTCCTCTTCTGGAGTAGGAACTGTTGGAGCAACTGGCATTGTCACTTACTTTAAAGTGAGTGGTAATATTGACTATCCTCAAATCAGAGAGAATGATATTCTTGGGATTGGAACAGAACAAGTAAAAGTTTTAAATGTTGATACTTTAAACTCAAGAATCAGAGTTCTTAGAGGTATTAATGGTGTTGTTGGAGCATCACACACTATTACAAGTGTTCTTCTTGAAAATCCAAGAAAACTCACCATCTCTGCAGGGTTTAACACAACTTATGCACCAAGATTAAACAAAGAAATTTACTTTGATCCCTCCGAAAGTGTGGGACTTGGAACAGCAGTGGGTGTTGGTATTGGTTCTACGATTATATTTGCAAATCCTGGTGCTGGACTGACAAGAATTGATATTCCCACAAAAGCAATTTACATTAAGGATCATGGATTACAAACAGGAGATCAACTAACATACTCACCAGGAAATGGAAGTGGTATCGATGTTTTGAATATTGTTGGCGCGGCATCTACTTTAACAAATAATCAAACGTTGTTTGCGGCAAGAATTTCAAATGATGTAATTGGAGTTGCCACTGTTAAAGTTGGACTAGGAACAACTGGATCGTTTGTTGGTGTTGCGGCAACTCAAAGTAACATTAGCACTCTCTTCTTTACTGGATTTGGAACAGGAGTTTATCATAGTTTCAAAACAAATTTCTCTGTTATAACTGCAAAATTAGAGAGAAATTCTGTCACTGTTCAAACTAAACAAGCTCATGGTATTCAAGGGAGACATGAGGTTGATATAGATGTAAGTCCATCAATTTCAACCACTGTTACAGTCAAGTATAATGACTTCAACAGAAGAATTATCGTAAATCCAAAAGATTTTACTGCATCTGGTGTTAACACTTCGACAAATACAATTTCTATTAATAATCATGGATTTGATACTGGTGAAAAGATTATTCACACTGCTTCAACTCCTGCAGTAGGTCTCTCAGATAATAAAATTTATTATATTGTAAAAATTGATAATAATAATTTCAAACTTTCTAACACAGAGTATGAATCAAAATTAGAAAAACCACAGACTGTTGGAATTACCAGTGCCTCTTCAGGGACAATTAATTTAATCAATCCAAAGATTAATGTTTACAAAAATTCAACAGTAGAATTTGATCTTTCGGATTCATCACTATCATATACAAGTCAAGGAGTGATACATCCTGCATTTGAACTTAATTTCTACCTTGACGCAAATCGTAATAATATTTGGAATACAAGTTTTGATAATAGAACTTTTGAAGTTTCAAGAACAGGTAGAGCTGGGATTGACGCTGATGCAAAAGTTTCTCTGTCAGTAAATTCCTCAATTCCTGAGCGATTATATTACTTTTTTGATGTTGTTGAGGAAGGTGATGTTCCTGCCATCAAGAGTGATATTTTTGCTGATGATGAAGTAAAATTAAATAATCAAATTCAGGTAACAGAGAGTCGTTTCAACGGAAGATACGCAGTTTCGATTGGTGCTACAAATTCATTTAATTATTTTGTCAAAGAAATTCCAGAAAAAGTATCTTACGCTGGAACAACATCAAATTTAAATTATACGACAGATTGCACACACACGGATGGTGAAATCAATTCATTTACTGTAATTGATGGTGGAAGTAATTATTACTCTCTTCCTGGTATTTCAACCATTGTTGGGGTAGGAACTACTGATACTGGTTCAGGTGCAATTATTTCAGTTGAGAGTCAATCGATAGGAAAAATTAAAAATACTAAGTTACTTGATATTGGATTTGATTTCCCATCAGACCTAACTTTAAAACCAAGCACAAATATTCCTCAAATAGTTGAAATTGAAGCATTAAGTTCTCTTGATTCAGTTGGTATTGTTTCTGCGGGAAGAGGTTATACTGTTGCACCAAAACCTGTTGTAATTGATGCAGTTACTAAAAAATATGTCAAAGAAATTGATCTTGTATATGAATTAGGTGATACAAATGTAAAAATACTTAATAATGCTAAAGGAATTAATAATGTAATTCCAACTATACTTCCAAGTCAAAATAGTAATGGAATTGGTATTGGAACTGTTGGATTTAACACTGTCACTCAAAACGTAACAATTGGACTAAACACTGGTTTTAGTAGTGGAGAAACTTTCCCACTTAGTGTTGGAGATAAAGTTCTTATTGAAGGTGTCAGTGTCGGCGTTGGATCAACCGGAATTGGTTATAACTCTGAGGGTTATGATTTTAAGTTGTTTGAAATCACAGAGGTTGATGAAAACTTGGGAGGAATTGGTAATGTTACTTATAGTCTGGCAGGCGAACTTCCAAGTGGAGTTCTTATTCCTGGTGATTATGATCGCGAAAACTCTGTTGGCGCACGCATCATTCCAGAGAGATTTTTCCCAACGTTTAATGTAAATATTAGACAAAATCAATTCTTCAATGGAGAATTTGTAAAGAGTAAATCTGCAGAGGGAGAAGTAAATTTCTATGACGAAAAAACTAGCACATTAAGAATTGAGTCAAAAGAAACTTTTATTGAAAATGAAATTATTACAGGATCTGCCTCAAGAACTCAAGGAATTGTAAAGTCTGTAAGGTCATATGAGTCCTATCTTAAGATGGGATCTATGTCCAAGACTTTAAGAGGACATCAAGATGACTCTGGTTTCTTAAACACTAACACTCAGAGAGTTCAAGACAGTGACTATTATCAAACCTTTGCATACTCTCTTAATTCTAGAGTTCCACTGGAAACCTGGAATGACGTTGTTTCATCAACCAATCATGTTCTTGGATATAAAAAGTTTGCTGATTATCAATTAGAAAGTGTTTCTAGAGTTAATGTAGGAATATCTACAGACCAAACAACAGTTGATCAAATTATTGAGGCAGTTGGATTTGGTGATTTGAATTGTGTATATGACTTTGATCTTGTAAGCGAAAACTTCTTGAATGTTGATGCAAGAGTGTTATCCACTGAAATTAGATTCTCAAGCAGAATTCTTCAAGACTTCCTTGAGTCTGTTGGAAATAGAGTTCTATTAATTGATGATGTAAGTAGTCAATTTAATAGTGACCCAAGACCAACTGCTTTTAGTATTGCTAATACCTTTACTCTCTCTTCAAGGAGAGCTATGAAGTACATCACGTATGTAAGAGATACAAGGTTTACTGCACAAAGACAGTTAATGATTGTTGATTTAATTCATGATGGTTCTCGTGGTTATATTAATCAATATGGTAGAGTTGAAAGCACTTATGATCAGGGATCATTTGACTTTACCGTTTCTGGATCAGATGGGCAGTTGCAGTTCTTCCCAACAAAGTTTAAGGTAAATGATTATCAAATTGCTGCTATCTCTTACAACTTAGATGATAATTTATTGAGCACTGGAACCACTGCGGTTGGACCATCTATCATTAACACTGATAGTAAAACAATCGGTTCCGGGATCGGAGCCACAACAATCGTTAGTATTGCTAGCACTCATAATTCTGTCAAAGTGTTAGTCGAAATTTCCCCTGATATTAATACCACTGAATTTGAATATAATAATCTTAACATCGTTCACAACGGAACTGATATTGAAATACTTGAATATGGTCAACTGACAACCACTGTTGGTGATGATGCTGAAGTGGGTCTGGGCACTTATAGTGCAGCGATTAACGGATCAAACCTTGAAGTTACGTTCCATCCTAACTCCGATGTTGGTATTGGTACAACTGGCGTAGTTAATACAATTCAAGTGGGTCTGGCAACAGCAGGTATCACTGGTATCGGCACTTTCAATATGAAACATGCCAGAATTGAGTCAAGAACCACTAGTATTACTTCTTCAAGCTCACCTGGAATTCACACTGTAGCATCTTATCCTGATACTTATGATGTTGCATATTTTGTTGCTCAAGTTGCAGATACGTCAAATAATCAGTATCAGATGTCAGAGATTATCGTTGTGGATGATTTTGTAAGCGGTGGAAGCACACTTGAAACTTACGATACTGAGTTTGGTGAAGTAGGTACATCCGTTGGTCTTGGAACTTTTGGTACAAGAGTTTCTACTGCTGGAACTACTGAATTAATGTTTACACCTTCAGCAAGTATTAATACGGTTGTTAATGTTTACATGAATGCACTGAGACATCAAGATGATGATAAAGATGAAATTGATTTTAACAACGCAGTAATTGAATCAGGTTTCGCAACTTATGAAGGAACTGAGAGAGACATCAAGAGAGCATTTGAATTAAAACATGAAACAAACAAAATTTTTGAAAGATCGTTTGAGGGAAATGACTCAAGTATTGTAAATCTAACAAACAACACCATCACTCTTCCTAATCATTTCTTTGTAAGTGGAGAAAAAATTGAGTATAAGCACGCTGGTGCAGGATCTACTCAAGCGATTGGTATTGCTTCTACATCATTTGTAGGAATTGGAACCACTACCTTGCTTCCAAGTGAAGTATTTGTAGTTAAGGTCAATGATGATAAAATCAAAATTGCATCTAGTGCCGAAAATGCTCTTAAAGCAATTCCAGAATCAGTTGACTTAACAAGCGTAGGAATTGGAACTTCGCATAGATTTGTATCAACAAATCAAAATGCTAAAGGATTAATAGCGATTGACAATATCATTCAATCTCCGGTTGTATCTACTGCTATAACAACAACACTCGCTGATCAATTGTTTACTACAGATGATACATTAAAATTGACAGGGATTTCCTCAATCACTGGAAGTGATCTCATTCAAATTAATAATGAAATTATAAGAATTGACTCAGTTAATACTGTAGACAATGAAAATACTTTGGTTGTAAGAAGAGGATGGTTAGGTACTGGAGTTGGTTTTGCTGCAACAGGAACTCTCGTAACTAAGGTTACTGGTAATTACAATATTGTAGATAATGTGTTGCATTTTATAGACGCTCCATTTGGTAATAAACCAAAGGGTGGTGATACAAATCCACCTGACCAAAGAGATTTTACAGGCATCACAACCAGTTCAAGTTTCCAGGGTAGAATATTCTTAAGAAGTGGTGCCACAGATAGCACAAATGACACTTATAGTGAAAATTATATCTTTGATGATATTGCTCAAGAATTTAATGGTGAGAAGAAAGAATTCACTCTTAAAAGTGATGGATCAAATGTAACTGGAATTGCAACTGAAAATGCAATCATCCTCGTTAATGATACTTTCCAAACACCTGGAGGGATAACTGGTGTTATTCCCCCCGAACTACAAACAAGACAATATACTCTTGCGGAAAACGCTGGAATCACATCAATTTCATTTGTAGGTGCTGCAGTCTCAAACTCTGCTGATGTTAGAACCTCAACAGTTCCTGTGGGAGGAGTAATTGTATCAGTTGCTTCAAGTGAGGGATTTGGTTATCAACCTCTAGTTGCTGCAGGAGGCACTGCCATAGTTTCTATTGCTGGAACTATTCAATCGATTAGTATTGGAAATAGTGGTTCTGGATATAGAGCAGGAATTCAAACCACAGTTAATGTAGGGGTCGCAACTACTTCTCTATCTGGATCTAATAGAGTAAATATTGGAACCGCAACGATAAGTGGTGGAAATATTGTAAGTATCGCCATTACAAATCCAGGGATTGGTTATACATCAACTGACGCTCCTTTGGTTATTATTGATGAACCTTTAAGTTACAGTAATATTCCATTAATTTATAGTTCTACTTCTTCTGGTCTAGGAACTGGTGCAAAAGTTGATGTGGTTGTTGGACAAGGTTCAAGTGTAATTGACTTTAAGATAAGCAACACAGGATTTGGTTATGGTAATAATCAAACTTTAACAGTTGCGATTGGTGGAACCATCGGTATTCCAACTGACACGTCTAAAACATTTGAAGAGTTTAAGATTGATATTGATGAAATAGCAAGTGACAAGTTTAATGGATGGTCTCTCGGTGTTCTGCAAGTGCTTGATAATGTTGAAAGATTTATCGACGGGAAGAGAACTAACTTCCCAATTGAGGTAGATGGTGTTGTTACTTCAATTGCAGCTGCGAGAGGATCAAAAGTAAATATACAGGATGTTCTTATTATTTTCGTAAATAATATTCTTCAGGTTCCTGGTAAGGGTTACATATTTAATGGCGGTTCTCAAATTGAATTCACAGAGGCACCAAAGATTGGTGACACTATTGAAATTGTTTTCTACAAAGGAACTGGTGATAAAGATGTTGTTCTTAGAGAAATTATTGAAACTGTGACAGAGGGTGATACTCTCCAGATTCAAAATAATGACATCTTTACAAACGAAAATAAGAGATCAGTGAATTTTGTATCTGGAACTGATATTGCAGAAACAAATCCATATTCTGGTCCAGGCAATATTCAAGATACCTCTTTACTTAGACCAGTTGTTTGGTGCAGACAAACTGAAGACAAAATTATTAATGAAAAAGAGGTTGGTAAAGACAGAGAACTTTATGAACCAGTGATAAATCCAACAGCACATATTATTAAAACCGTTGGTGTTGGTGCAACTCAAATATTTGTTGATACACTAAGACCACTCTTCAATATATTCAATGAGGTTGCAACTTTACCAAAAGTAAACACTCTTTCTTTCCAAGACAAAGTTAAATTTATTCCACAGGATGACAAAGTTTCTGCTGCAGGAACAGCAATTGTTTCTATTGCAGGAACAATTACCTCTGTTGCAATATCCACTGGTGGTGTTGGTTACTCAACTGCACAAGTAAGTTTTGGAAGTACAAATGGAGTTGGTATTGGAACCACTACCACCGCTCTTGGAACTGTTACAATTGGTGCGGCAGGGACAATTACTGGTGTAGCAATCACTAATCCAGGTCTTGGATATACTCAAACTAATCCTCCTCTGGTTCTGTTCAGTCCTCCGACAAGAGGTGTTGAAGAAAACTCGGTAAATTCATTCAACGGTGATAATGGCGTAATTGTTGGTTTTGGCACCACGTCCGTGGGAATTGGAACCACACAATTCATATTTGATTTACACATCCCTCTTGATTCTTTCTTAAGAAATGTTGGTTACAATACTAGCATTGTTTCCACCGCAGTTACTGCGAGTTCACTTAACACTGGTGATTACTTCATGGTATTTAATTCAAATGTAGGATCTGCAACTACATCGATAACATCACTTGATACTTCAGGCAATACTGTTGGGATTGGAACTTCAAATATTGATAATATATACTTTGTTCAAAGTGCTGAGACTGTATACAGACCAACTGGAGTTAATTCCGAAGGTGTGGGTATTGGAACTTCTCATATTACCAGAGTATTTGTAAATGTAAATAATAATTTCCCGTATGGATCTGGTATTCAAACATCTAACTCATTTGGTGAATTTAGTTGGGGAAGAATTGATCTAGCATCTAGATCTAAAGTTACTTCATACACTGCATTTACTTTAGGAGGTATTGGTGGTATTTCTACTTCTACTTTCGTTCAGAGATCTAAATCATTGAAGTCAAAAGATTATGACATTTGACCCTAATAAATAAAGAAAAAACTGTGTCCAATGGCTGCAATTATAACTGATCAAATTAGGATATTAAACGCTAAGAATTTTGTTGCAGGTGTAACCACGTCTACTAATGCATACTATTCTTTCATTGGATTGACGAATGCAACTGATTTCAGTTCAACTTGGGATCAAGATCCACCCTCACCAAAAGATAGTTTTGATGAGGAAAATCAATATTGGGACTCAATGGTTGCTCTTAAAAAGATCAACTCATCTGACGTAAGGCAGGTTGTTACAAAAAGAAATTGGTCTTCAGGAACAACCTATGACATGTATCGCCATGATTATAGTAGAACAAAAACTGCTGCTGTAAGTGGTGCCACTAATCTATACGCTGCATCATATTATGTAATTAATAGCGATTTTAGAGTTTATATTTGTATACAAAATGGCACCACTCCAGATACACCCAATGGAGCACCATCTCTCGATGAACCAACTCATATCGATTTAGAACCAAGAGCAGCTGGAACAAGCGGCGATGGATATCTTTGGAAATATCTATATTCAATTAAACCAAGTGATATTGTAAAGTTTGAGGCAACTGCTTTCATGCCAGTTCCTTTAAATTGGGAAACTGGTACTGAAAACGAACTTGTTAGAAATAATGCCGTAGATGGTTCAATTAAAGTTGCAACTATTACTGATAGGGGTGTTGGAATAGGACCTGTTGGCGCTACAAGATATGCTAACGTTCCAATTAAGGGCGATGGAACTGGTGCAGAATGTACAATTGTTACGACAAATGATCAAAGGGTTGATTCTATCACGATAACCAACCAAGGTTCTGGTTATACTTTTGGTAATGTAGATTTAGAGGCAGGAAACGTTCCTACTGGCACGACTAGACCCACATTTGACGTTATTATTTCTCCTCAGGGAGGACATGGTGCTGATATTTACAGAGAATTGGGAGCAACAAATGTTCTCTTATATTCTCGAATCGAAAATGATAATGAAAATCCTGATTTTATCACCGGTAATCAAATTGCAAGAGTTGGTCTTGTTGAAAATCCTAGAACGACATCAAACACACTTTTATCCGCTGATAAAGCAAGTGCTGTTGGTGCTTTAAGATTAGCAGGGGCAGGATACAGTTCTGCTGCATTTACTGTCGATTCATATTTTACCCAAACTGTTTCTACAGGGACAACTGCTCAAGGAAGGGTGATTAGTTATAATCAAACAACTGGTGTATTGAAGTATTGGCAAGATAGAACAGTTGCTGGATTTAATACAGTTGGAACCGCTCAAACAACACCAACTTATGGGTTTGATTTGACAGAATTTACGTCTGCTCCAAGCACTGGTGGTAGTTTGACTATTACCCCAACATCTGGTGTTGATTTGCAAATTGACTCCAACTTTAGTGGTATCCAAACAACAATAAATAGTAGGACATATAATCTTGGTCTTACTTTTACGGATGGTATTGCACCTGCAGAAGTGAAAAAATATGC